ACCAGATGTATGGGCAGAGATCATGGGCTTAAACGATGCTGGTCGCCCAATCTACATTGCTTCAAATCCGATGAATGCTGCTGGAGCACTTTCTCCATCATCAACTCGCGGAAATGTTGCAGGACTTGATCTATATGTTTCTCGCTCACTTTCAGGAACAGGCGATGGATCAATTTATGTAATCAACCCAGATGCTCTAACATTCTATGAGAGCCCACGCTTATCACTACAAACTAACCTAATTTCAACTGGTCAAATCCAAGTTGGATACTATGGTTATGCAGCCGTTGCACCTAAGTTGCCAGGTGGATACACCAGCAACGACAACGCTTAATAGCAATTAACTGAGTGCCTGTGGTTGCTCCCGATCACAGGCATCCATTAAGGGAGAGTAGAGAGGAAGGTATTTCATGCCTAGCATTATTTCGGCCACCGAGTTAAGAGCCGTGCTTGGGGTATCTTCCGCTCTCTACAATGACACTTATCTAAATGGCATAATAGATACAAGTGAAAACACAATTTTGCCAATGTTGGTTACATTCAAAAGCCCAATTCAAAAAGTGTCGCTGACTGATAATGTCGCCACTTTTACTACACTAGGAATTCATGAATTCACCGAAGGACAATCAGTTGTCATTACAGGATGCGGAACTCCATACAATGGAACAAGAACAATACTTGACGACAATCTTGGCGCATATACCTTCTCAGCTGCAATCACTAATGCCGATGTCATCGAAGCAAATGTTATTCCATCTGGAGTCGCGACTTTATCTGGAGCATCAACTTATGTTGGAAACGAGTCTGTTCGATCAGCAGTTTTCGTTGTTTCCGTTGAAGTATTCCAGTCAAGAGTCGCAGCCGGTGGACAAATCGAAGGAGTAGATTTTACAGCAACTCCTTATCGTATCGGGAGAAGTTTATTTAATAGAGTTGTTGGGATTTTAGGCCCATACATGGATGTTGAAAGCATGTGTCAATAAATGCCAGCATCAACAATTCTTTCAGCTGTTAGACAACCACTTGCCACAGCTTTAGCCGGTGTTGCAGGAAATGTTTATAGTTTCGTTCCCGAGTCGGTGATCCCACCAGCAGTCGTATGTGTTCCATCGAGTCCGTATCTTGAAATTGAAACAATTGGTAAAACAACACTTCGTTGCAGAGTTAATTTAACAATCACAGCTGCGGTTGCTTACAATAGCAATCCAGCATCACTCGATAACATCGAGCAGTTAGTCATGAGCATTCTGGCAGTTATCCCTAATGGATATGTTGTCGGATCGGTCGAAAGACCAACAGTTACACAGGTTGGAGCATCAAATTTATTGATCTCCGACATAAATGTATCAACCTATTACACACAAACAAACTAAGGAGTCCAAGTGTCTACCACAGTAATCACGGGCAGAGATGTTACCTTCACTATCGGTGGTAACACTTTCGATGCTCAAGCAACAAGTGCAACATTAACTGGCGAAGCAAATCGTCAAACATACGAAACATTAGATGGCAAGGCTTACAAAGTCATCGATAACAATTTTACACTAGCTGTTGAAATGTTGGCAGACTGGGGCGTAGCAGGATCTCTATGTGAGATTTTGTGGAATGCTTCAGAGTCAGCACCAAACACAGGTATCAGCACAGTTTTCACAGCTGCATCAGGCGCAGTCTTTACTTTCCAAGTATTGCCATCATGGCCATCAGCAGGTGGAACAGCACCAGATGCACAAACAGTTTCTTTGACATTCCAAGTAATTGGCGTGCCAGCAGAGAACTTCGCTTAACAATTAGAAACGGGAGCAAAAAATGAAGTTACCAATCACAATTGAATACAGCTCAGGCGAACAAGCTACTTATACAGCTCAACCGCCTGAGTGGCAAAAGTGGGAACAAAAAACTGGAAACATTATTGGTCAGGCTCAAGAAAAAATGGGCATTTCTGATTTAATGTTTTTGGCATACCATGCACACAAACGAGAAGCTGCTGGAAAGCCAGTTAAGCCTTTTGAAATATGGTGTGAAACAGTAACCGATGTGCAAGTCGGTGATGCAAGCCCAAAAGCCACAGAGAAGGAAGCCTAAGTCGATTATTGGTTCAGTTGGCAATAGCCACACAGATCCCAATGAGTGAATGGGTTGATGCAGACGACATATATACCGCGATAGAGATATTGGAGCAAAGAAATGGCAGTTAGCACCACACCATCAATTGCTTACGATCAACGCGAGTTAAATAAGATCGCTAGAGTTTTAAGAACTATGAGCGAGGAAGCAATTGCTGACACCAAGCGTAAAGTGCAAGAATTGGCTGACAGAGAATTGCAAGAGATTAGGCGTATTGCAGCATCTCGTGGCGTGCAAGCACAAAGAGTTGCCGAAGGTGGTAAAGTAAAAAAATCATCTTTACTTGGTGAGATCCAATTTGGTTTTGCAAGTCAAAAGTTTTCTGGTGGAGCAACAACACAGTTCAATAGTCGCAGCGATGCTAAAGGTAATCGCAAAGGTATTGGTGCAGCTATTGAGTTTGGATCTGGTAGATACCCACAATTTCCAAGATGGTCAGGGCCAATGCCTAAAGGTCCAGGATCTAGAGGTTGGTTTATTTATCCAACAATCAGACATTTGCAACCAACTATAATTAAAGAGTTTGAGGAAATTATTTTGACTGCGAGAAAAGAGTGGGCAGATGGCAAGTAGAACCTTAACCCTCGCGTTAGCTGCTGATATTGATAATCTTAAAAAAGGATTAAGCGATGCAGAAAAGTCAGTTAAAAACTCTCAAGATACTATCTCAGATTTTGGTAAAAAGGCTGCGTTAGCATTTGCTGCTGCTGGAGCTGCTGCGGGAGCATTTGCAATATCAGCTGTCAAAGCTGCTGCTGAGGATGAGAAATCAAGAAAAGCATTAGAACAAACAATCAGGGCTAACACTCGCGCTACTGATGAACAGATAAAGTCAATTGATACTTTTATAACTAGACAATCAATTGCAACTGCAACTACCGACGATGTTTTAAGACCTGCGCTATCTCGCCTAGTTAGATCGACACAGGATGTTACTAAAGCCCAAGAGTTATTAAGCCTTGCTCAAGAAATCAGCGTTGCTACAGGCAAGCCATTAGAAGCCGTTACAAACGCGCTAGGTAAGGCCTATGACGGGTCAAATACAGCTTTAGGTAAGTTGGGTCTAGGTATAGATGCAGCGACCCTTAAAACCAAAACATTTGACCAAATTACAAATGAATTAAAAGGAACTTACAATGGCTTTATTGCCAATGAAGCAACCAATGCTGAGTTTAAGTTTAGACAATTAACAATTGCTTTAGATGAAAGCAGAGAAAAGATAGGCGAAGCTTTATTACCTATATTTGTCAAGTTTGCTGATTATTTATTGAAAACTGTTGTTCCTAATGTTCAAGCATTTGTTGCTGCATTAACTGGAGATAATTCTGTTACATCTGGAATTACAAAAGCAACCGAAGGCGCATTTAAGTTTGGTGAGCAGATTAGATCGACAATAGGTTTTGTCGTAAGCATTAAAGATGAGTTGTTTGCATTAGGTGCAATTATTACTGGCGTGTTTGTTGTCAATAAAGTTATTGCATTTGCTACTGCAATTGGAACTTTAATCACAGCTATGAAAACATTACGAACAGCAGCAGCTGGTGCAGGTGTTGCAACTGCATTCGCGACTGGTGGTGTTTCTGTAGGCGCAGCAGCAGCAGCGTTATCAGCTGTGGCAGTTACTTATGGACTTTCTAAATTTGCAGCTGGTGATAATGAAGGCGATACTGGATTTGGTGGCGGTGGATTTGGTCAATTAAGTAGTTTAGGTTCTGCCGTAGGTGGAGCAACTGGTGGCGGTGCTGGTGCATTTGGTGGGGGATTTGCTGGCGGTGCATCCGGCGGTGGTGGAGCTGGTGGCGGTGGAGCAATTGGTGGCGCAGCAGGTGCAACAAGCTTAAAGGATTTAGCAGATAAATTAGTCAGAGTCCAAGATCAATTTGCAGATCTGACATTCCAAGTTGCCACAGGTGGAATATCTAAGTCAGCTGCTCAAAAGCAATTTGATGTGCTTCAAGCACAATTTAGAGTATTGGAAAAGCAAGGTGAAACTCTTGCTAAGAATCCAACTATTATAAACAACATTTCAATTAGCACAATCGATCCTGAGGGTGCTGCTAGAGCTACTGCAAAGGCAATAAACGAAAGCGCAGCCCGATCAACAGGTAGTATCGATTTCTATGCTGTTAGACAAAAAGCCGGATAATGTCTGATTTCTCACCAGTCTGGAAATTAACTGTCGATGGTGTTGATTATACTAACATCGCTATTTCAGATGTTCAGCATCAAGCAGGTCGATCTGACATTTATCAGCAGCCACTTCCATCTTATGTGCAAGTTACTTTAGTTGCCTTAAATGGTCAGACTTTACCTTTTGACATTAATGACAGTTTAAGCTTACAGATCAAAAACTCTGCTGGATCTTATGTATCTTTATTTGGTGGAGATATTACCGATGTAACTGTTCAGGTTCGTAATACTGGTGCAGCAGCAACAGTTATTGAATACACACTTATTGCGATGGGTTCACTTGCCAGAATAGCCAAAGAAATTTACACAGGCACAATCTCACAGGATGAGGATGGCAATCAAATTTATGATGTTTTGTCTAGCGTATTGCTTGGAACTTGGAATGATGTGCCAGCAGCTTCAACATGGGCAACTTATAATGCAACAGAAACTTGGGCTAATGCAGTTAATCTAGGACTTGGCGAGATAGATCAACCCGGCCTTTACACTATGGAAAATCGTGGATCTAATCCAGACACCATCTATAACATTTTAAGTTTGATTGCTAACTCAGCATTTGGATATTTATATGAGGATAATGCTGGCAACATAGGCTATGCCGATGCTGACCACAGACAGAATTATTTATTGACCAATGGTTATGTTGATCTCGATGCTGGCCATGCTTTAGGTTCTGGTTTATCTACAATTATGCGATCAGGTGATGTTCGAAATGATGTTTTGATTAATTATGGCAATAACTTTGGATCTCAGAAAACTGCTATTAGTGCAAGTTCGATTGCCTTATATGGCTACAAATCAGAAAGCATTAATTCAGTTCTGCATTCAGCTGTAGATGCTCAGGCCGTAGCTGATAGATACATAGCCCAAAGAGCCTTCCCACAGCCACAATTTCAATCGATCACTTTTCCAATAACTAACCCTGAAATTGACAACTCAGATCGAGATGCTTTGTTAGGTGTCTTTATGGGCTTGCCAGTTAACATCCAAAACTTACCAACACAAATATCAAATGGAGAATTTGAAGGTTATGTTGAAGGTTGGTCTTGGAGCACTCGGTTTAATGAGCTGTTTTTGACAATTAATGTTTCTCCAGTCGCATTTAGCCAAGTAGCGATGCGTTGGAATACAACTCCAGCCACAGAGGCATGGAACACTTTAAGCCCAACATTAACTTGGGAATACGCTACAATAGTCGCATGAGGATAGGATAAAATGGCAACCACTACCAATTATAGCTGGACTACTCCAGATGACACCGCGCTAGTAAAAGATGGCGCAGCTGCTATTCGCACACTTGGTTCATCTGTTGATACCACAGTTAAGAACTTAAACCCTGAAACAACTCTTGGCGATCTTGCTTATCGCTCATCTACTGCAAATGTTAAAACTAGATTAGGACTTGGAACTGCTGGACAAGTGCTTCAAGTAAATTCTGGTGCAACTGCTCCTGAGTGGGCAACACCATCAAGCGGTGGAATGACTCTAATCAGCACAACAACAATTTCAAACAATGCCACAGTTTCATTAACTTCAATTCCACAAACTTACAATTCTCTTTATGTAGTAATTAGAAATTACAAACCTGCAACAGCATTTGTGGGTTTAAGAATGAGATTTAATAGTGATAGTGGATCAAATAGACACCGCGCTGACATTTACAATAGTGTTTTTTATTACAACACTAGTTTTGCCTTTAACGGCACAAGCACAGAAATTGCACCATACAACGACACTTCTGTTGCAAGTGGTTTAACAACAATTACTATTCCAGATTATACAAATGCTACAACTTGGAAACAAGGGCAATTTGTAACAGTTTCAACAAGTTCAACAACAACAGAATTTTTATATGTAG